CAGGACCTCTTACCTTACCAGGTACGGTTACAGTAACAGGAACGGTGGTAATAGTATAATGAGTAAAATAGAAGTAAACACAGTTGCACCACAATGCGGAACTACTTTAACACTAGGTGAATCAGGAGATACAGTAACTTTAGGTACAGGAGCATCGCAATCTGGTTTTGGTCGTACTGGAACTGTTGATTGGCAAACTGGAGATATTAAAACATCAACATTTACAGCTGAGAGTGGAAAAGGATATTTTTGTAATACAACAGGTGGTACTTTTGAAGTAGATTTACCAGCAGGAACCGCAGGTGCAATCGTTTCTATTCAAGACTATAATAATACTTTTGATTCAAATAATTTAACAGTTGACCCAAATGGTTCAGAAAAAATTAATGGTGGTACAGGTGGAGGAACTGTTACTCTATCAACTGAAGGAGAAGGAATAACTTTAGTATATATAGATTCAACAGTTGGGTGGAGATCAATACAAGATAATGATTTTGCAAACTCAGGTGTAAATCCAGCGTTTGTTGCTGCATCAGGTGGAAACAGCACAGCTACCTGTGGAGATTTTAAAATACATACATTTACAGGACCAGGTACTTTTACAGTATCTTGCGCAGGAAACGTAGCAGGTTCAAATACACTAGAATATATTGTAGTTGGTGGTGCCGGAGCAGGTGGTGGTCAGTATATTGGGGGTGGTGGCGGAGCAGGAGGTTTTAGATTTGCTTCTCCAACTTTAGCACCAGCAACTTATCCAGCTAAACCTTTAGCAGCACCTGTAGCAATAACAGCAGCAGCACAAGGTTATCCAATAACTGTAGGTGGTGGTGGAACAGGTAATGGTTCAGCAGGTTCAACAGAATCTACATCAGGTAGTCCTTCAACTTTTTCAACAATAACATCGACAGGTGGAGGTTTTGGAAAACAAGATCAAGTAGGTACTCCAGGTCCATCTCCAAACCCTAGAAGTCCAAACAGTGCGGGTAACGGAGGTTCTGGTGGTGGTGCAGCTAATGGATGTAATGGATCTTACGGTGGAGGAAATGGAAATACTCCTCCTGTTAGTCCAGCTCAAGGTAAAGATGGTGGAGATGGAAGACAAAATCCAGCAGGTCCTGGAAAAGGAGCTGTTGGAAATTATTGTGGTAGTGGAGCTAATGTCGCCGGTGGTGGCGGTGGAGCAATGGATTGTGGAGCTGTTGGAGCATCTTCGCCTACTCCAAGTGCAGGTAGCGGAGGAAATGGTGGAGTAGGAGCAGGAGTACCAAATGCTTTTGGAACTTCAGGACAATCTTCTGGTGGATATTATTATTTTTCTGGTGGTGGAGGTGGAAGTAGATATCAACCTGGAACTGTAGGAACAGGTGGATTAGGCGGCGGTGGTGCAGCTGTTGTAGATTGTGCAAATGGAACAGCAGGAACAACTAATACTGGTGGAGGTGGTGGAGGAACAGATTCTAGAAATACTACTAACTCCGGAGGAAATGGCGGCTCTGGTATAGTAATAATAAGGTATAAATTTCAATAATGACAAGTACAATTAAAGTAAACAACGTTCAAAACCAATGCGGTGCAAACATCATTAACGAGAATAGTAATACAATTACTATTGGCGCTAGTGGTGATACAATTGCTTTAGCATCAGGAGCTAGTCAAACAGGTTTTGGTAGAGAAGGATCTGTTAATTGGCAGACATCGATTAAGACAGGAGATTTTACAGCTGTAAATGGAGAAGGGTATTTTGTAAATACTACAAGTGGTGCAATAATAGTGACTCTTCCTGCATCACCTAGTTCGGGAAGTATTGTAGCTATTAAAGATTATGCAAATACATTTGATACAAATAAAGTTACATTAAATAGAAATGGATCTAACATTGAAGGACTAGCAAATAATTTTACAATAGAAACAGAAGGACAAGCAGTTACTTTAGTTTATGCAGATGCAACAAAAGGTTGGCTACCAGTAGAACAAGCAAAATCTGGAGATTTAGATCCACCACCTCTTTTTACTGTAGCAACTGGTGGAACAATTACAACTACTGGTGATTTTAAAGTTCATACTTTTACAGGTCCAGGAACATTTACAGTTACACAATTAGGAAATGCACCAACCAATCCAGGTGGTGGACCAACTAACGTAGATTATAGAGTTGTTGCAGGTGGTGGAAATGGAGGAACATCTTATTACTCTGGTGGTGGTGGAGCAGGCGGACATAGAACAACTTTTCCAAGTCCATCTTGTAATGCAGGAGCTTTTCCTGTAGCGGCTCAAGCTTATCCTATTACAGTAGGTGCAGGTGGAGCAGGAGCATCAACACCGGCTCCAGGAACACCTGATACAGGCACCGCAGCTGATATTACTCCAGGATCAAATTCAATTTTTTCAACTATTATTTCTGCTGGAGGAGGAGGTGGAACTCCACTTAACGTTCAAGATCCAGCGGATGCTGGTGGTTCTGGTGGTGGAGCTGGAGCATATAATATATCTGGAGGAGCAGGAAATACACCTCCTGTTAGTCCTCCTCAAGGTAATCCCGGTGGTAATGGTAGTTTATCTCCTGGTGGTGGGGGCGGCGGTGGTGGCGGCGGTGCCGGTGGCGCTGGCGCTAATGGTACTGGTCATCCTGGAGCTACGGGAGGAAATGGTGGAGCAGGAACTGCAAATTCAATTACAGGATCACCAGTAACTTTAGCTGGTGGTGGCGGTGGAGGTCAATTTTGTGGACCTACTAGTCCAGCACCTGCACAAGGTTCAGGTGGATCAGGAGGTGGTGGAGATGGTAATCCAGGAGCATCCCCAGGTGGAAACGGTACTGCTAACACTGGCGGTGGTGGTGGAGCAATCGGTGGCCGAACACCAGGATCAGCTCCTTATACAGGTGGATCTGGAGGATCAGGTACAGTAATAATAAGGTACAAGTTTCAATAGGTAAATTATGAGTGAAATAAAAGTAAATAAAATTAGTCCAAGAACAAATTGTGGAACAACCACATTAGGAGATAGTGGAGATACATTCACAATTCCTGCTGGTGTAACAATTACGAACAATGGAACGCAAACAGGATTTGGTCGAACAGGAACTGTTGATTGGCAAACATCAATTAAAACATCTACAATTACAGCTGTTAGTGGAGAAGGATATTTTGTAAACACAACGGCTGGTTCTATAACTGCCAACTTACCAGCAGGTAGTGCTGGAGCAATTGTTGCTTTTAGAGATTATGCAAGTACTTTTGCTACAAATAATTTAACAATTGCAGCAAATGGTTCAGAAAAAATTGAAAATTCAACAGAAGATCATAGTGTTACTACAAATGGTGAATCATTAACATTAATCTATGCAGATGCTACTAGAGGTTGGTTAATTGTTAATGATGGTAATTCCGATGCTGCAGCTTCAGCAGGATTTATTGTAGCAACAGGTGGAAGTATAGCTACTTGTGGTGATTTTAAAATTCATACTTTCACAGGTCCTGGAACTTTTCAAGTTACAGGAGGATCAGGTCCCACAGCATTAATAGATTATAGAGTTGTTGCTGGTGGTGGAGCTGGCGGTGTAGCCAATGGTGGCGGTGGCGGTGGTGGAGCCGGAGGACACAGAACAAGTTTTCCAAGTCCTAGCTGTAATGCAGGCACAATGCCACTAGGCCCAGGTTCTTTTCCTGTAACAGTTGGTGCTGGAGGATCAGGTGCTACTTCACCTATAAGTCCAGGTGGTGGAACTGCGTTTACAGGAAGTGATTCATCTTTTGCAGGAAGTTCAACTATTACATCTGCTGGAGGTGGTGGAGGAGGTACAGGAAATACTTCTCCTAATACAGGAGATAGTGGTGGATCAGGTGGTGGTGGAGGAAAAACAGATCAATCCTCTCCAGGAGCTGGTGCTGCAGGAAATACGCCACCCGTTAGTCCCCCTCAAGGAAATCCAGGAGGAACAGGTGGACATAATTCTGGTGGTGGCGGTGGTGGATCAGGTGGAACTGGAGGTAATTCTCCTTCTCAAACTCCTCCATCACCTGGAGGAACAGGTGGAAATGGAGTAGCAAATTCAATAACAGGTTCACCAGTAACTTTAGCTGGTGGTGGCGGAGGAAACTCAGAAAACGGCTCAGGTGGTAGTGCAGGAACAGGTGGTGCTGGAGATGGAGGTGGACCAGCTGGTTCACCAGCAGCAGGAAGTGCAACAGTTAATACAGGTAGTGGTGGTGGAGGAGCAGATACTCCTGGTGGTACTTCTGGAAGTGGTGGTTCAGGTATAGTAATAATAAGGTACAAATTTCAATAGTTGAATGATAATTAAAATTAATATATAAGGAGAAACATTATGGCACATTTTGCAAAATTAGGAGCTAACGGAAAAGTTATTCAAGTATTAACTTTAGATAATAAAGATATGCTTAACGCTGATGGTGTTGAAGATGAATCAGTAGGTCAACAATATTTAGAAACACACAATAATTGGCCTGCACAAATGTGGATTCAAACTTCATACAACACATCAAGTAATACACATAACTCTGGTGATAACTCAAAAGCATTTAGAGGGAACTATGCAGGTATAGGTTATACTTGGGACGAAGATGATCAAATCTTTTGGCCTAAAAAACCATATACATCTTGGGTAAAACATAACGAATCAGCTTCTTGGAAATCACCAATCGGTGATGCTCCTGCATTAACTGCAGAGCAAACTTCACAAAACGAAGCAGATACTCATCAATGGGGTTATGTTTGGAATGAAGCCGGACAGACTTGGGACTTGACAGATCGATTAGCATAAATTAAAAATGGTGGTGGTATGCAGAAGAAAGTATTAACAGAGCAAGCATTATATTTTGGTGATGTCGATATGCCTAAAGATTGGGACATTGACCGAAATAAATTATCAGGCGACATTTTACAATCAGTAATTCAAAACAAAGATTTTCCATTTTCAAGAACTTGGGATATGTTAAATACCTATATGCGAGATCACGTTAATCTTGAATATGGTTTTACTTTAGTTAACAAAGAAACGTGGGGTAATATGTATAAGCCTCAAGAGACTACAATACCATTATTAAATATAGATCCAGTAGACCTACGTAACTCACCAGACTTACATTATTATATGGTGTAAAAGTTAAAGACTGTATGGTCAGAATACACTATGAAGATAATAGACGTAAAGGTAGATCTTGGGATATAGAACTTAAAGATAATATGTTCATAATGTTTCCATCTACTAATATGTATTATCTAACTAACAATCAAAAAGATTCATTAAACTTTGTTCAAACTATAACGTATGAATATATCTAATTACTATTGGTATTTTAGTGGTGTGCTTACACCAAAGTTTTGTGATGATGTAATAGCTTATGCTAATTCACAAAAAGAAGAAATGGCTTTAACTGGTGGATATGGAGATAAAAAATTAAACAAGCAAGAAGTATTAGATTTAAAAAGAAAAAGAAATTCTGATCTAGTATGGCTCAATGATACTTGGATATATAAAGAATTACATCCGTATGTGCATATGGCAAATAAAAATGCTGGTTGGAATTTTGACTGGGAGAGAAGTGAGTCTTGTCAATTTACAAAATATAAACTAAATCAATATTATGATTGGCATTGCGATAGTTGGGATAAACCTTATGACAGGAAAGACCCAAACAATCCAGAACACGGTAGAATTCGAAAACTATCTATGACTTGTCAATTAACAGATGGTTCAGAATACAAAGGCGGTGAATTAGAATTTGATTTTAGAAACTATGATCCACATATGCGAGACGAATCAAAACATAGAATACAATGTAAAGAGATATTACCAAAAGGATCTATTATTGTATTTCCTTCATTTGTTTGGCATAGAGTTAAACCAGTAACCGCTGGCACAAGATATAGTCTTGTATTATGGCATTTAGGGAGGCCTTTTAAATAATGTTTATAAGTAACTATTTTAACACAACTATTTGGTCAGAACAAAAACCAGAGTTTGTAAAATCTTTAAACAAAGCTTCTAACAAATATATTAAAGCTGCTAAAAATTTTCCAGAAGCTAAAAAACATATAAAAGAAAACGGTGACTTTGGTAGAAGCTATCATTCAACACCATTAACACAAGACAATGACTTTTTAGATTTTAGAAATTACATTGGTCAAAAGTCTTGGGAATATTTAGATCATCAAGGTTATGATATGCAACAGTACACAACACTATTTAGTGAAATGTGGGTACAAGAGTTTGCTAAAAAAGGTGGTGGTCACCATTCAGCACACATACATTGGAATCAACACGTATCAGGTTTTTATTTTTTAAAGTGTAGTGATAAAACATCTTATCCAATATTTCACGAACCAAGAACCGGGGCACGTGCAACTAAATTAAAAATGAAACCAGATCAGAAAGGTGTATGGGGTGGATCAGAATTAATTCATTTTAAACCTATACCAGGCACATTAATTATATTTCCAGGATTTTTAGAGCACGAATATGCAGTAGATTTTGGAATAGAACCTTTTAGATTTATACATTGGAATATACAAGCGGTACCAAAAGAAATGGCTAAAGATGTTTAAAAAGAAAAAGTATACAGTTATCCGTCAAGCAATATCAAAAGACTTGGCTAGTTTTGTTGCAAACTATTTTAGTATGCAAAAACAAGTTTATGATACTTGTATGAAAGCTAGATACATATCACCTTTTGAAAATATTATAGGTCACTACGAAGGGCAAGATGAGCAAATTCCACATACTTATAGTCAGTATTCTAATATAGCTATGGAAACTTTAATGTTAAAATGTCAACCAGAAATGGAAAAGGTAACAGGATTAAAATTATATCCAGCTTATACTTATGCAAGAATATATAAAAAAGGTGATGTTTTAAAAAGACATAAAGATAGATTTAGTTGTGAGATATCTACTACTATGAATTTGGGTGGTGATGATTGGCCAATATATCTAGAGCCGTCTGGAGAAGTGGGTAAGAAAGGTGTTAGAGTAGATTTAAAACCAGGAGATATGCTGGTTTATTCTGGCTGCGAGCTAGAACATTGGAGAGAAAAATTCAAAGGTAAAGAATGCGTACAAGTTTTTCTGCATTATAACAATCGTAAGACGCCTGGAGCGAAGGATAATATGTTTGACAAACGTCCACATTTAGGTCTTCCTTCTTG